TTATCATGCTCATATTTTTGTGCAAACTCTTCACGTAGATCAGCTGTCGCTTGCATACGGTTTTCTTTAACCTTCTGCTCCCAAGCTGTTTCGATTTCTGCTCTGATTTCCTCTGAAATTGCGTTATTTTCAAAGAGTGCTTTCAGTGCATCTAACATTTGTTTCTCCTTATTAGCGGAGACCGTTGATAATGTTTACCAACGATTCCTTTAAATACCTTTGAGCCTTTTCATCGCCATTTAGTTCGCGAGCCATATTCATTGCCTTGTAACCATTTCTGGTGTTCAGTAAGTGTTCGTAAATGGGAGTTGGATAAGCTCCCGGAGCACTTGGTTGTGCGACTGCGTCAACAGTAATAATTTCAAACTCGCTGACTTCTCCGCTTCCATCTTCTTTAACATTTCCTGAACCCCTAGATGAAACACCTAGTTTCACGCCGTTTTCCAACATTGTTTTAACCAGTTGTCCCATCGGGGTTGGAATTACTTTAAGTTTTCCGTAACCATTTGGTCCATCCATCCACATTTCAGTAATCATGTGTGACACACGGTCCAGGTTAATGTTGAGTCCTTCAGGATGATCTACTTCACCAAGTACACTATATCCGCCTTGTATCTGATCGTTGAGCGTGTTGACAGCCCTACTGATTTCAGTAACAGGATATACTCTTTGATTAGCATTCCTTACACCACCTTGGATGCATATACCTTTTAAGTAAAGATCTTTTCCACCTTCACTATTCTCAGTATGCTCCACGACCATTTTAGCTTGGTCGAATGATAGTGTTTCAGTTAAGTTTAACATCTACCTAATAGTCCTCAATTAGCTACCAATAGTACTTTTTGTATTGGCACCTGATTCGCCTGCGCCTTTTTTCTCAGCGCCGTGGCCTTTAGCGTTTGACATTGATTTTGATGCTTTTCCGCCTGGTACATTAACGTTTCCTGCATTATCTTCTTTTGCAGACATTGCTGAACCACTTGTTGAGCCTTCACCGCCAGCATTTAAATTGCTTGCAGATCCACCCATGTCATTTTTTGAAGCTACTGGTGATTTTGCTTTGTTGTCTTCGCCTTTTGGCTCAGCAACTTTTTCTACATACTCACGCATTTGTTCAGTTTCTGATTTTTTGCCTTCAAATGCAGGCTCAATTTCTTCAACTGGTGCTTCTACGCTAAGATCGGAAGCTGGCATAATTGCCTCGTCTTCCTTCTCTTCATCACCCATATCCATATCAGCGGCATCGTCATCACCTTCGTCGTCGCCACCTTCTTTGTCTGACATCATTTTTTCAAACTCTGCCTTTAGGTCATCAAGAGCATCTTCTAAGTCAACAACGCGATCTTCCATATCTTCTGCGTCATCGTCTTTTTCTTCTTCACCTTCATCGTCGCCAGCTTCCATGTCATCGATCATGTCATCTGCCGCGTCGCCGCCCATTGGGTCAGCTTCTGGTGTAATTTCGTCAAAATTTTCGTCTGTTTTTTCGTCTGTAGCTTCTTCAACGTCTTCGTCTGATGCTTCATCTACTTCTTCGTCTGACTCTTCTTTTACTTCTTCGTCATTTGAAGCTTCATCAACTTCCTCGTCTTTAGCTTCTTCTACGTCTGCATCCTTTGAAGCTTCATCAACTTCTTCATCTGTTGCTTCGTCGACTTCTAAGTCTTTCATGTCGTCCTCAAGCATTTTTTCATAGATGCCACGTGATTTTTCTATTACAAATTCGTGGAATAATGCATCTGCGCCATCGCGATCATTATTCACCAATTTTTCGAGCATTTGCTCTAGTTTTGATTTATCTGCCATTGTTTTCTCCTGTAAATGTTTCATTGGTAAGGCTGTCTACTATTATTTACACTTTTGTTATAAAATACGTGGAAAATGGTGCCAAAACGGTTCATTTTGGCAACTGAATGCTAAAAATCGTAATATCTCCTAAATTCACTCACTGATATGTGAGTCAAGTTAGGAACTTTTTTTAACTGCTTCGGTATAAAATCGTCTCCATCTGCAACTATTCTTATATACCGAGTACCTGCGTGTGATTCACAAGTAGACGCTGTTTGCCTTTCCCAGTTTCCAAAGTAAGTAGCTGGCTCGCCCTTTTTCTTGTAATTGTGTGTTCCGGCGTACAAATTATTTACCTTCGTACGCTGTCCATTTTGGTCTTCACTACCATGAAAATCAAATCCTAATATGTAAATTGTATCGTGTCCGTGTGTGCTTGCTAACCATAATGCTGTTGGACCACTGCTCCAGCCTTTGCTAGGGTGAAAGAAATTAAATCCTTGCATGCCATTAAATTGCTTATTTGGATTTGTCCAAACGCTGTTTTCCATTTGCCATTTATGTTGATTGATTTCTAAGATCATTTTGACATCTACGGCTACAAGATAGTCAGGTTGGAAATGCCTGTATACTGCATTACAAGCATATAGTTTTCCATAATTTTTAAGTGGATATAGATCGATGTCTTTACGACTCTCGCCATTTCCTATAACGAAAGCTACCGTCATCGGTTACCTCTTTATACTGCTTCGGGCTGACTTGATATGCCGTACATCTGTCTTACAAATGCTAATTCTTTATCTTTTTCCTCAGAATGTATTTCAGATGCTGTTCGTGCTTTGTTGATTTGTCTAAGAGTAAGCCTTGTCTTACGAGTGTCATCACGATTCACAATGCTTTTATCATCTGTAGCATCGTAGGTCTTGTCTTCGATAGGCTCTATAGTTTCTTTATCAAAATAAAATATTTCTCTTAGTATCATAATATTATTTATGCTTCTGGCGCTGGTTCGGCCGCTCCTGCCGCACTTGCGTCTCCGCCTGCTCCTGTAGAATCTGTTGCTCCTGCAGATACTGTTGGATCTTCACCTTCTGGTGCTGTATCTGTTGCACCTGCAATATCGCCTGCTATACCTGCACCACTTATACCCGCACCTCTCATTTCACCTTGTGCATCAGTTGGTGACTTTTCTAGATTTTCATCGTTTTCTTCTCTCCAGAATCTTTCATTCTCTGCAACTTCTGCATCGCTCATTCCTAAGAAACGTTTCATTGCATATCTGTTACTAATAAACGGGATAGCTTGTATTTGTGTAAATGTTCCTATTCTTTGATTATCAAGTTCGCTTTGTCTGTAACTTGCAAAGTTTTGTGGTGGTTGGAATAATAAATCAAACATTGCAATATCAATGTTTACACCTTTTTCTATTAGATATAATTTAAATTCTTGATTGAATACTTCAGCTATAAGGTTCTGTAGACGTTCGCAATACTTATTAAAACGTAGCTCTTGTATGTATGCAGTACCTACTCTGCCGTCATTAAAGGAGCTTTGTCCTTCATCTTGTGCGGCCGCTGGCAAATAAGAACTAGGAATACGCAAGCCTCTAACTAGTTTATTAGTAAAGTATTTCAAGTCATCTATTTCACCTAGGTTAGTACCGCCTGGCAGTGTTTCAACTTTAGATCCACGCCCTTCTGCTGTTTGCGGAAAGAAGTAGTCTTCGTTGGTTGAAAGAGGGTTATATGCAGAGTCTATGACTGTTGTTCCGCCCCCTGTCTTCGATGGGATCCTTCTTTGATGGATTTCCGTTTTTACACGCTCCACAAATTGCATAGCAAGGTGTGATGGCATGTTACCCACATCAACGTAAAATACTCTTCTTTCCGGCGCTCTTTGTGTTCTGTAAATGATGATAGCATCTTCTAGTAATTCTTTTTGTTTGTATACTTTGAATATACCTTCAAGCAATGAATTACCAAACGGTGCATTATTGTCAAGTCCTTCAGACAAACTTAAATGAACCATGTGTTCTGAACTTACTGCTATTTCTTTTTGTTTGTCGATACCAAATCTAGTTGAACTGCTTTGTGTTGAAGTATTTCCTACCATACCTCTTACGCCACCAGTTAAGTATCCGTCGCCGCCACCTGTAACATTACCATTAGTGGTGTACGGTGTTGTAGCAACTTTGTCTGTAAAATTTAAATTTATATCTTTGACAATATATTGTTCAGGCTTCTTGCCTTCTGATTCATTTACAATGATACTTGATACTTTTGCAGGGTCTACATGAAACCATTTTTTAGTTTCTGGATCTCTAATAAAAAATGCATCACCAAATTTAAAAACATTTCTTACAATTTTAAACATTCTAGTGCCAAAGTCATTCAACTTTGTCCACTGCTGTAAATATTGTTCTAAAACTTTTATTTCTGAACCTGTAGCAGGTGATTTAAAATCTAAACTAAAACTTGTTTTGTTTTGTGGATTTTGTTGTGTACAAAATTCCGCTAAAATATCAAGTGCCGCATTAACTTCAGAATCTTGATCCATTACATTATATTGTCCGTAACGTTCTACTCTGTTTGGTGCACCTGTATATACATCTGGTAAGAAACTACTGTAATTTGTTCTTGCTGGTCCAGGTTGTGTTCCGCCCGAACTTAAAGGACTTCTTGTTCCAGAATCATATTCGTATGGTGTAAAATGTCTTTTCCAACTCATTAACTATTCCTAACTGGTCATCAAATTGCCGTTATTTGCTCCAACCAGCCTATTATTCTTTTTCTGTAATTCTATTAGCTCACGCATATTACTATTTAACAATGCCAGGTCGGTATTGCCTTCCGTATTGGAACCTTCGTATCTTCGTTTCCGTCCAACTTTTTGTTCTTTTGAAGAATCTTTTGGTGAACTTTGTTCTTCATCATCATCGTTCCACCAATTTTTAATTTTATCAGTAAAACTACCACCATCGTCGCCTTTTGGTCCTGCTGGTGCTGTGTCGTCATCATCGTCACCAAAAAATGGCACCCAATCAGGTATCATGTCCTTAAAGAAGCCACCAAAATCAAAATCAAATAATCCTTTGAACCAATCTATGATTCCAGTAAATGCATCTGAAATAAAACTTGTAGCCGATTTCCAGGCTTTGGCAATACCATCTCCTATTGCTCCGTCAAGAAGCAGTTTATCTACTGCGAATAATGTACCAAATACACCTGCTATTCCTGCTACGATCATGGCCGGTATGGCAAAAGGACCTACAAATAATGCTCCTAATCCTGTGGCAAGTAGTCCTAATATTGCTTTTCCGCCAAAATAAAGTCCTACTGCACCAGCAAGTGCCGCAAATGTTGTCACTGCGAAATCTTTTATAGCAGGTATAATTATATCCTTAAATGTGCCTGCAGGATCTGCTAAGAATTTTGCTCCAAACGCTACCATGTCTTCTATTATCGGCCCTAGCTTTTCAACAAACTCCATTATTTTAGGAAGCATATCTGTTTTGAAATATGATATAGCATTTTGCATCAACTCTTTTCCTGTCGTGCTTACCCATGTAAATGCATCGTCTATTGCTTTTGTAACATGAGGTGCGGCCGCATCAAATGCGTCCATTGCTGTTTCATAGCTAGGAATCAAATCTCCCATAACTTCTAAACTTTTGTTAAATGCATCTGTATTGATTAATAGATTTTGTGTAGCCGCAGACAGTGCTTCCATTGTTGTAACACTGTTTGTTACTTTTTCTGTAAATGTATTTCTTGCGTTTTGTTCATTATCAAGAGCAGTATCAGAAGTTTCAATAGTGGTTGCTAATTGTCCGCCAATTTGCAAGATTTGACCAAACTGAGTATTCATTGCCGCATCAACACCACCGTCTTTAAATTTAATTGCTAGTGCTTTCATTTCGTCGCCAACTTGTTTCATAAAGTTGTTGAGTTCTGCTGGAGACATATTTTCGATGTCAGTTGCAAATTTTTGGAAAGTAGGAGAGTTAGCCATCAGTTGTTGCGTGACTGGATCGTTAGCAATTCCATCTGCCATGTCTAACAATGCCGCTTCAAACTCTTTTGATTTTGCTCCTGCTACTTCTAAGTTTGCCGCAAAAGCAATCTGTTGATCACTAGTCATATTTGCCATTGCAACTTGTCTACGTATGTCTGAGTTCTTTTGACGCATTTCTGCTTCAAGATCTTTACGACTCTTACCTGTAAGTCTTGCTACCTTGTCTAGTTCTAAACTATACTTTGCACTTTGATCAGCAAGCTGTTTGTCTGTCATTAATCTCTGTCGGCCAGTCGTTGTCAAAAATTCGTTGTAGCTGATTAAGTTTTCATTTAGCTCTTCAGTAGTTAACCCCATTGAAAGTAATTGTTGGCCCATTTGTCCTGTTCTAAGTTCTTTTGAAAGGGTAGCAAATCTTCTGGAACCTCCTTGAACAGTTGCTCCAAATAATCTTAATCCTTCAGAATTTTCTGCAACAATTTTTGAAAAGGTTTGTTGTGATAAAGCCGCAGTACCTGCAACTCTAGTAAGTTCAAACATGTCGTTACTAAATCCAGCACCTACTGATGATAAGTCTTTGTAAAGTTGCACTTGACCTTCAACTGCACCTGTAATAAGATTTAAGCCTGGTACATTGGCTGTTAAATCAGCTATACTGTTTGCACCTTTAAGTAATGATGTACCAAAACCTGTAACAGCACCTACTACTGCACCGCCTGCCGCTATAAGTTGATTAAATACTCCGCCAACAATACTTCCTGCCGCTGACGCCATTTTTCCTATTGAGTCAGTTGCTACGTTTGACGCATTTCCTAAACCAGTTACATTCTTTGCGGCCTTTTTAGAAGCATCTCCTACAGCACCTCCACCGCCGGCACCTCCGCCACTTGCACCTCCAACTTGTCCAGATCTACCTCCAAGAGCTCGTAATATCTCTCTAAGAGTGGCTTCTGAAGCGGCGTTTTCTGCTTTTACTTCACCTATTCCAGGAATGTCTATCATTACTGCCATGAATTATATACTCACTTTATTACACACCATAAATAACTATGCTATTTTATTAACTATATTTAGCAGGAGAAATAAACATGGTAGATAATAAATTCCCACCAAACATGGGACAACAAGGTATGCCAATGCAACCACCTGTACAACAA